GCACCGTCCCACTTAACTGTCATGTTTACTTTAGAATCTGAATTTCCTGCCAACATGTCTCTTAAAGATAAAAGAAATTGTACAGCGGCACGGCCACCATCGATTCCAAAGTTGAGAATTTCATCTTCAAGGTGTTCTAAGTGTAGATTTTTTCCACCTTTTGATTCAGTAAGATATTTTTTAAATGATTGCATTAGTAAAGTTTCCCGAATGGCCCAAATATTTTCCCCTTCTTTTGGGCAAGATATGTTAAAGTTGTTAGTAAATCATCTCTTTTTTCATCATTTGTGATGGAGACAATTTCACACACCAAATGGAGTTGCATCAATTTACTATGAGCATAATCTGGTCTTGATGTGTTAAATGCCGATACCATATTTTTTTGAAACTGGTTTTCGGTTATTCCTGTATATTGTTTTACTTTGTTGAATTTATATAAGAATTTATTATAATCGTTCATGAATTCTTCTTCAGATGTAGGATAGTTTGTATTATCATTATCCCAATTAAGGCCTTCGTCTGTAAAAATTTTTCTGGCCATGTCTAAAGGAACTTTACCAAGTCTTGCGGAAGTTGCGCCCAAGTCTGTTCCTTCAATTTTTAAATTATTAAAACCAGCACTATTTTGTCTGATTTGAAATTTAATTCTTCCCTTTTTACCTGATACAACAATTTTGGTATCTGAGTTAACAAACTCTCCATTTCCCTTTGTCTTAAGATTGATATCGATGTCTTGTAATTTAAAGTTATATTCTTTATCATCAAAGATGTCCATGTTTTCTAGATTTACAAGTTCCCATCTTGCAGTTGTACCTGACATCTTTTTTAGGGAAATACCAACTATTCTTCTTTCATGGAACATATCTCTTAGAATGGCGTTAAATTCTTCTAGGGAAGTTACATCATCTAATACTTTTTCTTTTAAGGTGTTTTTTACTTTATTAAGGTCAGATACTAACCATATGTCTGCAGGGTTCCAAGTATCTTTTTTTGCAATACCATATTTTTGTTTACAAATTCCAGTAATGTAATCCATAAATCCACGGTCTCTGGAATAGTGTTTATAACTACTGTTTCCGACTTTATTATATGTTGTTAATTGTTGCTGAAAGAATGTATTTTCCCATTCTTCATTCATAGCTGGATAAATCTTTTTTAGATCATCACGGTATAGTTTCATAAACTTGCCTTGATCTGTGTATCCATTATTTTCAATACCCATTTTTATCGCAAAAAGGGAGGCGAGTTCTTGCATCTGGGTAGTTTTCCCATCAGAACCGCCTCCCATTCCACTAAAGGGCGCTTTATCTATTTGTGTCCACTTGTATCCATTAAAAATTGGAAGGTATTTACCACTTTTTGTCAAAGAACTCATAACTCTAGGTTGCGACTTGTCCTTCACTGCCCCAAGAAACTTCTTTACTTCTGGAGTCAATTGAACCATAGCCTTTGATCTATCCGCAAACTTTAGTTCTTTTTTACTATTAATCACATCTGCAACCATATTCAAGTATGGTTTTTCAAACTTTGTTTCTTTTGCTCCAAGGTTTGCCAATGGAATTCCCTTTTTGTTGAGTTAATACCATTATTTATAATTTTACATATAATGTAGATAAGTGCCGACTACATACTTATCATCAGACTTTGCAGACATACACTGATGTGGATGTGTCCAGAAAGGTGGCCAGATTGCGAGCCTCCCCCTAACTGGATTCACACTTAGGTTATAATCTGGAAAGACTGTTTCGCCACCCTCTTCAACATCATTCAAATAGAAAAAACATGCAACAAATCTTTTTGCAGATAAGTGGTCTCCAACATCCGCATGATATTTAAAATCATCATCAGAACCCTTAGTGTATTTTTTCATCTTAATTTCTTCATTGACACACTGGCCAGGAAAAAACATAATATTATTATGTCTCCGATACATTTCAGTATACTCAGAAATAATACCTAAAAGTTTCATAGACCATTCTTCAAATTCTGGGAACTTTTCACATAGTTCTGGGTCAAAGAAATTTACCTCAGTATATGTTCTTGCTTCGGTATTTAATTTTCTCTGATGGTCAGTTGCCGATTCGAATAACTCGATCATCTTATTACAATCTTCATCTGATAAAACATTATCCCAAACCGAAATGAATGCTCGTTGACCATCGGGTGGTCGCATATCAAATTGTTCTTCATCTACTTCAAAATGAATTGTTGTTTCTGCAGTAGTAGCAGTATTTGTTTCTTGTGTCATATTTTTATCTCCACACTTCCGATTTTTTTCTTTCCTTCGTTTTGAAAATTCTTATAGGATGATGTACTCACTTCTGATACAATATCATTTTGTGCAGAATTTTCTGCATCGTAAAGACGCATCTTTGGCCTATCGATTCCAACAACAAATCGTTTATTATTGTTAATATCATTATATCTATTCTTCAACTGTTTAACCAAAATCTGATTCATGTCTTCCAACTCTTCAGTAGATATTAACGCAAACATCAAGTCTGCAGTCGCAGGAAGTCCAAATGACTCTGAAGTATCTGTTAATTCAACATCTGTATTTGAGTAACCAGAACGAGTAGTCTGTGTTGCGGTGATGATAGGTACATCATTCTCAACAGCAAGTCCTCTAAGTTCTTCTGCGATTGATTTTACAAGTGTATAAGAGTTTATACCAGCACCATAACGTATTCTTGCAGAACTACAAATATTCAAATAGTCAATGAATATAACATCTGGTGTAAAGTTCTTTTTGATTTGTAATTCATTCAACAAATGTCTAAAGTGATTTGCATTAGCAACTGCAGTTGGATACTCTTTAATAATCAACTTACCAGTAGTTTTATTTTTAATCTTTTCTATTTTCTTTTCGAATGCAGATTTGGAAATACTTGAAACATCTGCGATAGAAATGTTAAGTAAGTTGGCATCAATTCTTTCTGCAATTTTTTCTTCAGACATTTCTAATGTAATGTATAAAACGTTTTTCCCCATCATATAATGGTTTGCAGCGAGATCACACATAAACAAAGATTTACCAACACCAGTACCAGCAAGAGCAACATTTAATGTTTTGTTTGATAGTCCACCTTTGGTAATTTCGTTGAACAAGTCCAAATGAAAAGGTATCTTCTCTTCTACTCTATTGTAAAACTCAAATCTATCTTCAAAGTTATCGACAAAATCATGGCCAATATGTGTATCAAACGATACCGCAAGTGCATCTTGTAATATTTTTGGTAAGTCACCTTTTTGGTCTTGATGGTCGTTCAATATACCAATCGATTTCATGACTGCATTATATAATGCACGTTCTTGACACCACTTTTCGGTATGATCTACTTGCCAGTCAGTTTCTTTCTCATCTGTTTCTTTTAATTTCTCAATGAGGATAAGTGACTCTTTAAAATTATTTTCACTTAAACTAACATCATCTAATGATATCATCAAAGAGTCTTTGGTTGGCGTAGTATTGTATTTTTCGACATGACTACGAATCAACTCAAATATAACTTTATTTGACTCACTAGTAAAATAGTCTTTTTCTAGGTATGGTAATGTTCTTCGCACATAATCTTCATTAGAATATAATGCACTTAGAATTACACTTTCACTTAATTCCATTCAATTTATCCGCTTCATTATAAAGTTTTTTTGCTTCGGACTCTAAGGTCTTCGCTCTATTATGTAGTTCTAAAATCTTTTCTTCTTTAGTTAAAGTTTTTTTTTGATCGATCAAAGTAATTGTTTCTGGTTCTTTATCTTCAGTACCATAAACTTCTTTCCACTTATCTGCAGGACATCTTAGATTTGCAATCTTTGCTTTTGCAGGCATAAAACATCCACACTTTTTACATACGAGGGCCAAACCTTGAAAGTGTTCGCACCCTCTACAAGTATTGAGTCTTTGTTTATACACATGTTTAGAAGCAAAGATTTTCATCTAATACCAACTCTATATTTCTTTTTCAAGAAGTCATTGAACTTAGAGTCCGCCAGTAGGGTTTCCCAAAACTCCATGGAATGAGTTTCTTTTTCACGAAACTTCTTATCATCAACCGCACCAGTTTCTGGATCAACCATTTGATACCATCCACCAGATCTAGATATTACACCATAATCTAGTGCCATGTCAAGAAGACCTGATGAATTATCTACACCATTTTCCCAAGAAACTGAAATGGGGATTTTAGACTTCTCTCTGACAAACCTAGACTTCTCCACATTGATTACAAAATGATAACCTTGGATTTCGGCACCAACTTTATCCTGCTGTCTACCCACAATCCAAATTGTATCTGCACTATAGTACATACCTGTTCCACCAGAAACTACCTTCGTTGGATACAGACCCTGTGAGTCATATGTATGATTAATTGCAACCATTGGAATATCTTTCATTGTTAGATGTGGAGTTATCATTCTAAACAAAGATTTAAATTGTTTTGCTCTTGTCATATCAGCGGCAGACTTTTGATTCTCTGCATCGTCTACTTCTTTTTTGGATGCAAGGTTTCCTACAGAATCAACCATGATGAAAAGTTTATCTTCTGTTTGAATTTCTTTTAATTGCGAAACCATATCAAATTTTAATTCTTCCAGATCAGTAACTGGAATGTGAACTACTCTTGAAGTGTCAATTTCAAACACATCAAAATAATTCTGCGGCGTGCCAAACTCACTATCATAAAAAAGTGCAACACCTTCTGGATACTTGTCAAGATATGCCTTCATCATAATCAATCCAAACGCAGTCTTGAAGTGTTTACTTGGGCCTGCAACCATAGTCAACCCAGATGTGTATCCTTTATCTAACGAACCAGAAAACGCAACATTCATTGCAGGAATGTTTGTAGGAATATTATCCTTTTCGTGTAGAAATGGAGACTCAGAAAGAGTGTTTACTCTTCCATCTTTGAAAGAACTATTCTTTCTCAATTTACTCATTAATCCCGACATATTATTCTCCTATTAAAAAAAATCGTCTATTGTGAATATTTTTTCAACCTTCCATCCAATCGCATCGGTGATGGTTTTAATTGGATCAAGGAAGGCCTTTTCGAATTGTTTTGTATAATCAATGTAATCATTTAATCCAAACTCATCTGGAATAATTGATGCCATTGCAATGGTATTATTACCGATTGGATTTGGTTCTTTAAGGTAAACAAACTTAATCTTTTCGCCCTCCTTAATAACTGGATAAGTCATATCCAATTTATGTTTCTTAACCAAATTATTGAAATGAATAACTCCTTTTACATGGATGGGCGTTCCCTTCTTGAATAGTGATACAGAATCGAAATACTTTCGTAATCCGTTAACACTTCTAGGAAATGCAACTTCGTCTACAGGAAAAGTTTTAAAGTCTTCTCTAAAAGTGTCGATAAACTCAATAAGTTCATCATTATCACCACCCATAATAACCTTAAAGGATTCTTTTAACTTGTCCCGACATGCGGCCGGAGTAGATGATCGAACCGCCTCAATACCCATGATTTTTAGGTCTGGTTTTTTGAATCGAACACCTTCACTATCATGAACATTTAGAATATATCTTTTCTTTGCAGTCCACAATCCTTTTGATGCAATCACTTCTCTTTTCATGAACATCTTCTGTTCATATGCATTCATATACGAAGCAAGTTCTTGATAACTGCGATCAATAAAAGGTTCAAATTTCTCCTGAGCGACTCTATCAAGAAAGTTAACAATTCGTTCCGTTTGTACACCACCCTCAATCGTCTCTCCTGCAGTTCCTTGGTCAAACACTTTATGTACCAAGTCACCAAGAGTGACGTATATCGAATCCGTATCGCTTGCAATAACATAATTCTTTTCTTGTTCATTTTGTAGAATTTTGTTAACATATTGATTTACCTTTTTTTCAATCCATCTGATAGATAACTGTCCAGATAGAGTGATAGACT